GGCGATTGTCACGTTTCAAGAGCGAAGGGCTGATCGGTCCTCTACATTGAAGGCAATGAGCTTGAATCGAGCTGACCCTGATTACGAGGATTTCTTGACGGCTAAGACTCAATTGAAGTTGAAGTCGGATCACTTCGAAATTGCGAAGCCTTTGCAGACAATCTTGGTCAGATCAGATGAGTACTTGTTCAAGTTCGGACCAGTGGGCGTGTACCTTTTGGACAAGATTCTGGAACATTGTCCACCTTATGTCTATTTGCATGCAAAGAAGACGTTCGACGACATGAAGTCTTGGTTTGCACGATACATGGTCAGTGACGAATATGAAATGTGCGACGTGAGCGGTTATGATGCTTCAGTTCGGGGAGGATCTGTTATTCTGATGTCAAACATAATGCGACATTTTGGCATTCCAGAAAATCTCATCAATGACTACGTTGAAGATAAGGCTGATTTTCATACTCGGACACTTCGTCTCGCAATCATGACAATGTCAGGTGAGATCTTCACTTGGCTAGGCAATACTATGAATGAGTTAGCGAAGGAATGTCTGAAGTTCGATCTTCAACCGTGGGAGCCGAAAGCCAGTACCGGTGATGACGGTATTCGTTGTGTGATGAAAGACGTATCTGCAAACTGGGTCCACTATGAACATTATGACCATGCTGTAGAAAAACGTTTCAGAGCACCAGTCGGAGAATTTTGTTCATTTATCGTGAATCGAGGAGTGTTGGTCAAAGATCCTGTGATTTTGTATCGAAGATTCAAGGCTCAAGTTGAGCGAGGGAAGATTGATGATGTTATCCTAGGCTATTTTGCCATGTTTGTCGATTTGTATCGAGAAGGAGACAACCTCTATACCTTGCTGAATGAGAACCAGATGAGTCACGTGCAAGTCTTGCAGCGTTCGATGTTCAATTTGCGACGAATCACTCGATTTAAGCGAACAGTGGATTGGTCCTTGGTCACGATTTCCGATCAGGACAGGGAATACGGTGATGTTAGAGAGCTGGTTGAAGTATTGGCAGTGATGCCAGAATCAGACCCAAAGAATGTGACACCATTGTACGATGGAGAGATTGCAGCCGCGTACACCACAGCCATTTCGTCACTTCAAAATATCTGGTAATGTCTGCTCAGCCAATTTCTGGGGTTATCAAACCTCTACCGGTGGCCCCAATTGATGGAGCACCTACTACAGATTTGGCGTACAATATGGTGGTGATGATGATGGCCACTCCTGCTTCTGACAAAGCAACTACATTGTCAATTTCAGATCGGATTGCAGCGTTGTTGGAGGATGAGATGGCGGGTATGGGACCTGTGGATTTGGTCAGTATGACTTTGCGATATAAGTTTACTGCTTCTGGTCAAGAAATTACAGCTGGGATTGTTGCAGAAGGTTCAACTGTTACAGCGTCTACTCTTTTTGCTCACATCGGGGCATTCTCGATGACCGCAAACAACATGAACTTAGGAGTTCAAGTTGAAGAGGAAATGATCATTCCTGACATGTACAGCAGACAAATGCGTCCAGTTCCGAGTCGGGCGCCAGAAGCAAAACTAGTGTTGCAAGCGACCAGGGGCGTGAAGGTCGCCATTATTCTCAAGATCAAATTCTATGGTCCGATCCTCAAGTTGAAGTCTCAAACTTTTTGAGTTCAGATGATATAGCGCTTGACGCTGATTCTGACTCTGATGGAGAAGAGGAAGACGAAGATGCAGAAGAAGGAGTATCTGATCCAGAAATTGTCACTGCATTTTCTTGTGTTGTTGATGGAGAACCAGTGTTAGATCCTGTTGGCGATGTAATTTATGGAGATGATGGCTGTAAGAACGTTTTGATTGTATATACAGGTGGAACAACATCCTTATTTGTG